GGTTCTGAACGAGGCGAACTTGCATCCACCCAGGATGATCAGAATTGGAAGGAATGGATTCATACTCGACGGGAAGAACAATCTGAACCAGGAATCGTACGTCCGTTCGTGGATAAGATGATAGCCACAGGGGTACTACCCGAGCCTATTGACGAATCTGAGGGGTATGAAGTACGCTGGACCGATCTTTTCTCAATCGGTGAGAAGGAAAAGGCCGAGATTGGAAAAGAACGAAGCGCCGCTCTTGCTAATTATGTTAGGGAACCGATGGCCCAGCAGGACATCCCACTTGAAGGATGGCTCCGGTATTTCTTACGCCTGGATGACCAGGAAGTAGAACACCTTTTGGAACTGCACAAAGGACAATTAGATGAATTTTTGGAAGACGAGACCGCCCTGGAACAACAAATAGAAACTGAAACTGATGCCCCAGATGAAACGGAATAACCTATGCCGACAGAATTTGCTGAAATTAAAAAATCAATCAACGACCTGGATGGGAAAGTGAACAGACTTCTAACCTGGGCGGAAGGGGATCAGGCCCTGGGCACCCCTTCCCTAAAACAGCAAATTGAACGTGTTGAACGAGAAGTTGTCGAGAACCGAAAACGAACATACACCAATCGAAATGACATCAACCTCCTCCAACGGGAGGTAGATGCCAATGTCGAAGATATTAGGGGTATTAAAAAAAGTGCTATCAGTGGAGGAGCCGTATCGGGCGGAGGTGTATTTGGCCTTCTTGAATTTATTCGATCATTTTTCAGCTAATGTGTCAAACAGCTAAACATATCACCCATAACCAAAGCCGAAAAGGGCTTTCAGTCTATGATCGGCAAGATCCGACACGAACAACCGTGCTGCGGAACCGCTATGCCCGGGAGATGAAGAAACGCTTTCGATGGCTTCGGGGAATTATCCGGGATGCGGTTGTGGAGAAAGATGTGTTTGGAATAGCTGGTGGCAATGAAGGAATTCAGGATAACCAACTTCAGATCTATGCCGACAGCGGTCTCCGCCGACAGGCTTTTGACTTCCCCCGGCAGTCTGATAAAGTGAGTGCTTTTATAGAATGGCTCCAAAGGCAGGTGGATCGGGGTATCCTGGAAGTCCGGGACAGGAACAGAATTGGGGATAGTATAGAACAGACTTGGCAGAACATCTTTTTGGAAGATACCTACAAGCGGGGGGTGATTCGAGGAAATTATGAACTCCGCCGAGGGGGTTTTCCGGGGGTTCAGAGCCTGGATGCGCGTGGGGGGATTAACGTGGTCATGGGGCTGCCAATGCATGTAGATAGACTGGGGGTTCTTTATACCCGGGCTTTTAATGATCTCAAAGGAATTACTGATGCTATGGATACCCAAATTAGCCGGGTGTTAGTGCAGGGTCTTGCGGATGGCGATGGCCCGAGGCTGATTGCCCGGAAGTTATCCGCCACGGTTGGGGGAACATCTACCCAGGGGCTTGGTATTACGGACTCACTTGGTAGGTTTATTCCAGCGGAGAGGCGGGCCGAGATCCTTGCCAGAACCGAAATTATTCGAGCACATCATCACGGCATGATGCAGGAATACCGAAATTGGGGAGTTGAAGGTGTGGAGGTGCAAGCCGAATTCAGAACCGCTGGGGATGATCGGGTTTGTCCGGATTGCGAATCCCTCGAAGGACGCGTATATAGCTTGGCAGATGCTCAGGAACTGATTCCGGTTCATCCAATGTGTCGTTGTATTGTATTACCAGCCAGACCAGGGGACGTGACCTCAACTGGTCGAATTTTGGATGAAGAAGGATTTGCAGAATTCCAATCTATTGAAGATGCTGAAAATTGGGCTCGTGGGAAAGGTTTGACTGTTGATTATACGGATATGCAACTCGACCAAGCTAATGCCATTAACAGAGCTTTGGAGGAGGTTGATAAATTGCAAACGGGCATCCCAATTGATAAAGTTGTGTTTAAGGATTTAACGGAAGGTTTTCGGAGTCCATTTGCCCGGATTAGTGGGACTGCTTTGGAAGTTAATTCACTTAAATTTACAGACCAGGCAATTCGAAATGCTTCCGTATATACAGATGACATAGCTCGGGCCCAACGTAGGATAACAAAGGCTAAGACTCGATTGGCAGGGGATGAAATTTGGGGGGAATCCCAACGCCGGGCGCTTCAGGAAAGAATAACCCAGTATGAGGCAATTATTAAAGAGTATAAAACAACTCCATTTAGTAGAGTAACATTAAATAAAACAGATTTAATAAGACATGAACTGGGACATGCGATCCATGATGAATTAATGTTAAATGGTAAGAAATATAATATTTATACTTTTTTATCACCGTCGGAAATGGAGAAAGTAGGATTTTCTTATGAAGGAAGTCTTGCTCAAGAATTATTTCCGATCGCTAAACGAGAAGGAATGAAACTTGGTGAATATGCTATGAAAAATGATAGTGAATATTTTGCTGAATCTTATGTGGCGTTTTTAAAAGGCAGAGAGGATTTAGTTAATCCAAGATTATTAAGCATTTTTAGGAGGCTTTTATGAGAACTGAATATCCAGAGCCAGAAAATATTATTTGTCATGAATGTGAGCATTATATTGGCGGATATAGTTGTTTTGCTTTTCCCGATAGTATTCCTGATGAAATTGTTAAAGGACAGAATAATCATTCTGAACCCTTATCAGAACAAGGAAATGAAATCGTGTTTGAAACCATAGAAGGATGACTAAGAACACTGAATATTTCTTAAATTTCTTAAAGGTTCATTCCACTACCCAGGTAGATTACACCATCCGCCAAGAAGGGGATTATATGGTGGTGCCGGTAGTGATGCTGGTGGAAGGGGTTCATAATGGAAGTGCCGGCCCTATTCTCCATCTTCAAGAAAACTTTGGACAAAACCCGCAGGATTGGAACGGTGTCCCCCTTACAGCGGGGCACCCTCGGGATGAAGAAGACCGGCATGTCTCTGTCCGGGATGTACCCCAAAATATGTGGGTAGTTGGAGAAGTGAGAAATACCCGAATTGAAGGAGGGAAGCTAAAGGCCGAGGCATGGGTAAATGTCCAGCAGGCATTGGCCGTCAATCCCGAGGTAGTAAACTACATTCGGGAAGGTAAGAAATTAGAAGTATCAACTGGTATGGGAACCACTGATGTTCAGAAGCAAGGGGATTGGGATGGGGAAACCTACCAGGCCGTGACCCAGGAATATTATCCAGATCATCTTGCCCTCCTGCCCGGAGAGATAGGGGCATGTAGCTGGCAGGATGGATGTGGGATACGGGTTAACCAAAAACAGCAGGAGGAATCCAATGAAATGATCGATGAAAAAGCAATACAGGCTCTTAAAAGTGCTATCCAGAAAGGCTATGATGTACTGAATGGGCTTCAAACAAATGAAGTTGGTTTTCTGGAACTCAGCCAGTCCCTTCAAACTCAGCTTGATCGTCTGGATTCGGAAGCCCGGATCCATTTCCTAAAAGAAATATATGATGATCATTTTGTGTATGAGGTCAGGGATAGGGATGCAGGTAGCCAGCGGTTTTTCCGTCAGAGTTATTCAGTTCAGGAAAACAATGAAATTGGGTGGACTGATGATCCCCAGGAAGTCCGTCGAAATGTAGAGTTTGTCCCTCTTAATGGGCAAAACAACAAACAAAAACAGAACAACGGCGCTTGTGGATGTTCCATGAAGCGGACGAAGTTCAATAATCAAACCAATGAGGTAGACAATATGTCAGATACTCAAAAAGGGCAACCTTCCGGTGAAGTTATGGACAAAGTTGTTTCGCTGATTAATAATGAGCGGACACGATTTTCCAAAACCGACCGATCTTGGTTGCTGCAACTAAACGAGGAACAGCTGGAAAAGCTGGAACCAACAGAGGCTCCGGAGGCCGAAGTCACACGCGAACAGGCCTTACAGGCTCTTGCGGAAGACCTTGGCGATACAACCAAACTGGTAGGAATCCTTCCCGAAGAAGTCAGGGGACAGGTAGAAGCAGGCATTAAGGCCTATAATGAAAACCGTCAGAAGCTGATCAAATCTATCCAGGCCAATACAGCCGACATATGGAAGACCGAGAAGCTGGAAAGCATGGATACTGAAACATTAGCAGCGCTGGAAAAAACCAGCCGCAAAACTGATTACAGTGCTCAGGCAGGCGGACAAACCATAACAGCCAATTCGGAGAGTGAAGAGATGTTGCTTCCGGCTGGTGTAGTTCTTGAAAACTAAGGAGGTCAAAGATGAGTTATAAGACAATTAAACTCAAAAAGTACGGCGACATTGTCAATGAATATCCAGCAGGGGGGACAATCCTTCCAGGATCTCAGGTGACAATAAATGCCGATGGTGAGGCGATTGTGAACGCAACCGCAGGTGGGCCGGCCCCGGGTAATTTTGCTCTGGAGGACGAACTGCAAGGCAAAACCACACGGGATGCCTACACAGCCGGTGATGTGGTATTTGTCTGGAGTGTTCAACCAGGGGAGGAAGTTCTTGCCCTGATTGATAGCTCCTTTGATCCAGATATCGGAGCCATTCTGGAACCAAATGCCGGAGGGGAGCTTCGGGCACAGTCCGCAGGGGTTGGTATGTTCCAGGTTATTGGTGAAAAGATCGTGGATGATGAAGACAATCATCGGGTGCCAGTTCGCAGGCTGTAATTGAAATGAAAATTATAAATGAGGAAATATTATGAGTGATGTAAATATTGATCTGGTTGGAAAAGAAGGGGGTCGAGGGGCGCTTGCTCACCAGCTCTCATCCGGACGGCTGGATGTAGGAAGAATGAGGCCTTTCGTTGGCAAAGACGGAAAGACCTATGTAACGGCTTACCAGGGTGGGAATCCCAAGAAGCCAGAAGCCTGGAAAACATTTCAGGTAAATGCGCCGGGGACACTTCGCCGGGATGAGTGGATTCAACTTGATGAAGCTCTATTGGGAATTGCTGAACAGCGGCTAACTGGTACTAATCATCTGATCGGGGCTGGTTTGTCGTTCACCCTCGGCAACGCAATGGGAACGACCGTACTGGAATACCATAATGTAGGGGATGCTCTTGTAGCTGAACTGAGTATGGATGCCGTTACCCGTACCAAAGGTGATCGACAGGAATTCGATAGCGTATTTCTGCCAATCCCTATCATTCACGTAGATTGGGAAATCAACCAACGGGCGCTCGAAAATAGCCGCCGACTTGGGAATCCCCTTGATACGTCTATGACAGAACGGGCTGGCCGAAAGGTAATGGAGAAGCAGGAGGAAATGCTTTTCACTGATACGAATTACTCGTACGGTGGTGGCACGATTTACAGCTTCTTGAATTTCCCACAACGGATTCACCCAGGCGGAACGGGTGATCAGCAGATCGCTAATATCAGTGACTGGGCAAGTGCTTTAGTTTCTGGTGAGGAGATTGTAGAAGAAGTGTTGGCTATGAAGCAGGCTTCTATTACCAACCATTTCTACGGGCCATGGGATCTGTTTATTCCAACCAATTTTGAAACAAAGTTGGATGAGGATTACAGTGATGCGAAAGGTGAAAATACTATTCGAGACAGGATTCTGCGAATCAGTGGCGTTGAAAACATCGTGGTTGTGGATAAACTGCCGGATAGCAACGTAGTCTTTGTGCAGCGATCAACAGATGTAATACGAATTGTACAGGGTCTTGCACTCCAGAACTTGCAGGATCAAACAGAATTCGGTTTTGTTAATAAGTTCAAGACCCTCTCGATCCAGGTGCCCCAGATTCGAGCGGATCAGAACGGGCGAACCGGATTGGTGCATAACTTCGTAGAAGCAGGTACATAGATGTATCTGAAAACTCAGACAACTGTTCTGGGGCGGCAGCAGTTCCGTATCCTGTTGATCCCTTTCCGGGAAATTCAGGTACGGTTCTGCTGTTATTTATAAACCTAATTCAGGAAATTATGTCCAGAGTAACATCCAGTGAGGTTAAAGAAATTATTGATACCGAGCTAACGGATTCCCGAATAAGTGTATTTATCACCGGGGCTTCAAAGTTGGTGGATAATACCCTGGTTGGGAAGGGCTTGGATGAGGATACCCTGAAGGAGATTGAACGTTGGTTGGCGGCTCACAATGTGGCGGCAACGCATGAACGCCAGGCCATACATGAAAAAGCGGGTCCAGCCGAGCAACGGTTTTCTGATATTTTTGGGCAGGGGCTTCTTTCAACCACCTGGGGGCAGATGGCAATATCCCTGGATACCACAGGGACGTTGCAAGATATTGCGCACCACAGGCGGGAAATTAAATTCAAGGCGGTTCCAGAATGAGTATTCTTAGTTTCATACGCAAGGTAGCAGTTCAGACCGTAGTGTACTGGGAGTTTGAGGGCATCGATGAATTCAGCTCCCCCAAATTTGCGGATCCCAAAGAGCGACAAGTGCGATGGGATGAAACTTCGGAGATAGTAAGCGATAGTACAGGTAGGGAGTTTGTAAGCCGTGCCCAACTACTTACCCCGGATGATATGAAAGAACAGAGTTATGTATGGTTGGGACAGTTGGCAGATTTGCCAGCCGATCCTGAGCCGCTTGGAACCGAAGGAGCTTTTGAGATTAAGAAAATGGATAGGCACCCGCTATTCCGTTCACAAACCTTAGACGTATTCATAGCCTATTTATAAGCATGCCAAAAAGTGGATTTAAATTTCGGAAGCAAGACACGGAGAAGTTTTTTCGGAACTTCACCCGGGAGGTCAATGCCCTGAAAGGCAGGACGCATGAGGGTATGATCAATGCCGTGATTGTTCTCCAACGGGCAGCCGAGCCGGGAACACCGATTGACACCGGGAACCTCCGGGCAAGTTGGTTTACCGTCTCCTACAAAGGTGGAGGAAACCTTGTCCCATCCCCGAAAGGTGAATCCTTTGCCGGCCCTCAGGCGGCGGATATGCAAAGTCATCATAGAGTGGTTATTACCGCTTTTGAAAATCTCGCCCGTGCCCAGGCTACAGATGCTGCCCCGGTTTTGATATTCGGTTATTCAGCTAATTATGCGGCATTTGTGCATGAACTGGTGGGTGTGAATTGGAGGCGAAAAACCAAAGAAGGTGTGGTTTTGGCAAAAGAACGATGGCTCTATAAGGCTATGCAGGATAAGAAAGCTGAGATGTTGGAAGAAATACGTAAACATGCGAGAATAAGATGAATACCCTTGCAGCAGACATACGGGATATGATAGTGGAGGAAACCAGCTGGGTGGCAGGAACGAATTTGTTCATCCGCCGAGAACCGGCTATGCCCAATATTTGCCTAACCATTTTCGAAACCCCAGGCATTGGCCCCCTTTTGTTCATGAATAAAGATGGACGGTATGATCGGGGAAATATTCAACTTCGGATAAGGAACCCTAATTCTGAGCAGGCAATGACCCAGATGCAGGAACTAATAGATATCCTACATGGGGAAGGGAATTTTGAATTAAACGGGGCAGTCTATACAAAAATAGAAGCCCTGGACAGTCCAGCTTTGTTGGACTGGGATGAAAACAACCGGGCACGGATTATTACAAACTTTGAAATACACCGCAGACCAGAACTTGTTCCAGAAACTTAAAACAGTAACTAAATATATGAGGAACTTATTATGGCATCACAAGCAATAAGTGGAATTGGTACAGTATTTGAACGCCACGACGGATCTTCTTTCGAACCCGTTGCAGAGGTGTTCAATATCAGTGGGCCTTCCATGAACCGAGAAACGATTGAGGTAACCACCTACGACTCCGTAAGCGGATACCGGGAAAAGATTGGGGGTCTTCGGGATGCTGGTCAGTTGACATTTACCCTGAATTTCAGGCGGGATACTTACCTGCTTTTCAAAGAAGATTTTGAGGACGAAGATCCTCGGCAATATCGGGTAATTCTTCCAGACTCCCAGGAAACATCTCTTACGATGTTGGGGCTGGTGACGGACTTGCCGTTAACCATCCCGGAAGGGGATCGGATTACAGTAGATGTAACCATTGAAATCAGTGGTACTGTGTCCATCGGCTCAGAATCGTAATATCGGGGTTTTTGGACTTAAAAAGCCCCGGAAACTCCGGTAGGTATATCTACATATACCCCACCCGGAGATCATAAGTCTAATTTCTAAGTAACGTCGATATGGTAGAGTACATAACAATTGGAAAGAAAGAATACCCTGTAAGAATGGGGTATTATGTAATGAAAAAGGTTCAGGAGAAAACTGGCAAGTCTTTGGGCAAAGCTCTCCAGGAACACAAGGAGGATATTGAACTCCATGAAACGATTCTTTTTGCGGCCCTCAAAATGGGCGCCTATGCAGAAGGAACTGAACTGGATTTGAAGGAAGAGGATATACCAATGATCCTGGATCTTTGTTTCTCAGAATACATGAAACTCTTTACCTCGGATAGGTTTTTCCCGGAGGTTGATGAGGTGGGAAAGTCCGAGGAGGATCAGAAACAGGCGAAACGGAGCTGAATTTGAATCAACTTTGTGGTATAGCGATTGGGCGCCTGGGATTAACCTCACGGGAGTTCTATCAACTTACCCCGATTGAGTTTGATTGGGCGTTGAAAGACCATGAAAATACCTATTTCGGTCCGGTTAAAATCGTCTGCGAGACCCTTCGGGTAGTGGCCCAGATTATCTATAATTCTGCATACGGACGAAGGCGGGGCGACGTAATTCGCGATCCTCAAAAACTCATTCGGTTTGCATGGGAAAGTCCCAAAATCCAATCGGTCGAGGAAATGCGGGGAATCATTGAAGGCCTTGCACATATGAAGGGCGTAAAAGTTGAACAAAAAGAGGTGAATAAATAATGGCACTTCAAGGAAAAGATTTAGGGGCGCTGGTCGGACAGCTTGGGATGGATACCAAGCAGTGGGATACTGCCCTTACGAAAATGCAAGAGGATATGGGCAAGATGGAAGCCCGGGCCATGTCCTCGATGCAGAAAATTCAGCAGTCTTTTTCTGGTATGGGGCGGAAGCTCCAATCTACTGGAAGAAATATGTCTGTAGCAATTACAGCCCCTTTAACTGCCTTTGCAGGACTTTCTTTAAAGACTGCCGGGGATTTTGAGGTTTCCATGAACAGGGTGCGAGCATTATCAGGAGCTACTGGGGATGAGCTTCAGAAACTCGAGGCAATTGCCCGGGAGCTTGGTGCATCTACCCAGTTCATGGCATCCGATGCCGCGGATGCTATGGGATTCTTAGCAATGGCCGGAATGGAGGTGAATGATATAATGAGGGCTATGCCTGACACCCTCACCTTGGCGGCCTCTGCTCAATTAGACATGGCTACCGCCGCAGATATTGTAACGAACGTCTTGGCAGGGTACAACATGGAGGTTTCTGAACTTTCCCATGCCACTGATGTTCTTGTAAAGGCTTTCACTTCTGCTAATACAGATCTCCAACAACTTGCCCACGCAATGAAATACGCCGGGCCTATTGCCCAGGCTGCTGGAGTCCAGTTTGAGGAGGCCGCCGCCGCTATGGCTTTAATGGGTAATGCAGGTATTCAAGGGTCTATGGCTGGGACTTCTCTTCGAGGCGCTTTATCTCGTATTCTGAACCCAACCCAACAGATCACCAAAGCAATGGAGAAGGCAAGTCTTAATTTTACGGATGCCGCCGGCCGGCTGCTGCCTCTGTCTGAGATAATCCAACAACTTGAACCTCACGCGAATAACGCCGGTCTATTCATGCAGCTGTTCGGGCAACGCGCCGGTCCGGCTATGGCAGCGTTGGTTACGCAGGGGAGTGATTCTGTTAGAAAATTAACCCAGGAACTTGAGAATAGTGGGGGCATTGCTAAAAGTGTGGCGGATGTCCAGATGGAAGGATTCAATGGGGCTCTCATGCGGTTGAAATCAGTTTTTGAGGAACTTCAGATCGCTTTCGCAAATTCAGGACTGCTGGAGTTTGCATCAGACTTGGCAGACCGTCTCACAGAAGTTATTAGAAGAATTAGCCAAGCAGATTCCGAAGTACTTAACATGACTTTTATTTTCGGGGGATTCGCTGCCGCCGTTGGCCCTGTTTTAATTGCGTTGGGCACGTTGATGACTCTTTTAGGAGGTTTGACCGCTCCTATCGCAGGTATTGTAGTTGCAGCCGCCGCCGCCGGGGCTGCTATTGTGGCTAATTGGGACGATGTGGTTGCTTACTTCACTGAAGGGGCCGGTGCTCAGATGTGGAAGGACTTCACAGGAATTATCAAAGGGGCGGTGAAGATCATTTCAGATATTTGGGAAACCTTTGGGGATGAGTTCCTGGCAGTTGTTAAATTCTCTTTTGGCCAGGTTTTGGAGATCGTAGAAACGACTCTCAGTCGTGTTCATGAATTAATGAGGGTATTCAACGGAGATTTTGAAAAAGAGTTGAATATTTGGGAAGATAATGTACTCACCACTGTCCAGAAGATTCGTAATATCCTTATTGGCACTACTGTAGAGGCTTTTCGTATAGCAGGAAGAGCTATTAATGAGGTGTTTTTTACGTCCATTGGCGATTTTGATATTGATATTTCTGCTCTTGGTATTTCAGGGACTGTGGAAGATATTGACAAAGTAGCTGGCAAAATTTCGGAACTGAGTGCGGAGATCACACGAGTGCGGGAACGAGCAGAAAAGGGCCTCATTTCTACTGAACAACGGGATATTGAAATTGCACGTCTTGAAGGATACATAGCCCCCTTGGAAGCTCTCCGAACTCAGATTTTAAGAAATATCGAGGCCAGAGGGATAGACACAGAGTCCATTGAAAATGCAACAGCGGCCACGGGTGGTTTAACGGACTCAACGGAAGATCAGACTACGTCAATTGGTACTTTGCAGGAAATGTTATCGAAAAATATGGAGCGGTATGATGCTATTATTAGCAAAGTAGGGGAACTAACAGCGGCGGAGGTTCGGGAAGCTGCTGCCTTGCTGAGACAGAACGCTCTTATTGAGGAACAGATAAATGCCAGAGAACGTCTGATTGGAATGCAAAATGAAAGCATCCGCTCAACCAGAGATGTTGCTGGAACAACGGAACAGGCCGTGGAACGGATTTCCCAATCATGGTTGCAAACAGTGCCCACGATCAAGACATCCCTTCAGCAAATGCGGGAGCAATGGGAAGAGACCGAATGGCGGATAGAGCAGGCCGCCAGGGCTATGCAAAATTCATTGATTAATCTCGGATCGTCCTTTATGGAATCCCTGGGCTTTATCATAGCTACTGGGGATGGGATTGGGCAGGCTTTTCTTGGAATTTTGGAAAACATTGCGGATATGGCCATACGACTTGGTACAATTATTGTAGCATCCGGGAAAGCTATTGAAGAATTGCGCAACGCCCTAATTACCTTTTTCGGAGGGAGTGCCATTGTGGCCGGAGCGGCGTTGATAGCTATTGGTTCAGCAGCCAAAGGAGCTATTCGGGGGTTGGCTTCTTCTGGAAGCAGAGGTGGGGGCGGGCGGTCCGTAACTCCGCAAGCACCTACGGCCACGTCTGTCCCACAGCGGGATGATCAGGTAGTGTTTCGCATAGGCAATAATGAACTTATTGGAACATTGCAACAGGCTGGGATAATTGATCAACGAGTAGGAAAAAGAAGAAAAATAATAGGCACTTAATGGCGTACGGAGTTAAATATCGGCTTGAATTTACAGACCAACTCAAACGTTCCAAACGTGTAGATATACTGGAACAGGGGTACTCCGGTGGTATTGAGATCGTGAAGGGTTCCGAGGATCCTTTGAAAATAGGTTTGCAGAATTCATCATATGAGAAATATGAAACAATCTTACCCACCTATATTGAGTTAACAATATTAGCCCAGACGAAATTCCAGTTTGAGGAAATGGCGGCTGGATCCGATAAACAATATAAAATAGAGGTGTATGAAACGGGGGCACTCAAGCATGTAGGATACATTATTCCTGAAATCTATAAAGAGCCATATGAAGAGCCCCCTTTCATGGTGACTTTTAGAGCGGTTTCAATAGGTATTTTAAATCAGATCCGATATGTAGACGATAACGGAGAGTTTTATACAGGCCACGCCACTGGTATTCAGATAATAACACGTTGTTTACAAAAGTTGGGGTATGGATTAGATATTTGGGATTCAACGAATACCTGGGAAACCCGAATGAATACATCCCAAAGTCCTTTAGCTCAGTTGGAAATTGATCAGCGGGCGTACATAGTTGAGGATCGAGGGGAACTGCGGGCTATGAATTGCTGGGATGTTTTGGAAGCGGTGTTGAAACCTTTTGTCGTTAATTTTTTTCAAGATTACGGAAGATGGGTTATTATACCTATTGAACAACGGGCGAGCAGTAGAACTGTCCGCGTTTTTAATTCTCTCGGCCTTTTCCAAAGTAGCCACACACGCAATCCAACAGATGATATCCTTTGGATTGCCCGAGGACACCAACTGCAACCAAGGCCCATTATCCGGGAAATTCAAAGTACGTATGAGCATGGCCTGATTCCTGGATTAATACATTCCGGAGAGTTTGATGATGATTTCAATGACCCGAATGACCCGCAAATAGTACCCAATAGTGGTTCAAATAGACGAGTCTTTAAAGGCGGTTTGCCGGAAGGCTGGACGTATTCGCAGGGAATCCAGTTTCCTCACTTTTTTGGGTACAACGGCACTACGGAAGGGACTACCACATATTATTTGATTTCCCCACGAGATGGCGGACCCGGTACGCTTACGATGTACACAAATACCAATAACTTAAGAGATGTTGGTACTGTTTTTGTAGATGAACCGGGATACCTTGAGTACGTGGGAGACACTATTAGTACGGGGGAGGATGAATATTCTTTGAATATAAAATTCCGATATAGAGCTGCCACTCCCGATACTTCAAGTCCTCGAGGCACGCAAGGTCAGTACACTGAACAACGTGAATTTTCTCAGAGAATTCAGATTCGCGTCGGTGATCAGTATTTGCAGGCTACCGGGGAGTGGACGAGCACCCCTACAGACATTGAGATAACGGATTTAACTACTGCGAGAAATAAAGAAGAGTTCTCCACCTATGATATAATGTCTGAAACAACCAATGCCAATGGTCAAATCCGAGCCCGCATTTACCGTCCAAAATTAAGGCATGTAGTTCCCCATCCAGATAACGCTGGTTCTGATATTCTTTTTGGACGGTATCCATTTTTCTTGATTGATTTTATGCCCTTTGGGAAGGAACAGGCCAATGAAACTCATTTCATAGGTGAGCGGGATGTTGAAAGTTATGCAGATGAAATAAATTATCCTGTTATTCACGGGGATGGGCCCACTAATCTACATGCCCGATCATTTTTAATTGGGGGGGCAGTTTCAGCAGAATGGCAGCGAGGGGATCTGATGGGTGGGATTTCGAAAATCGCCATACAACAAATCTTACGGGAATACGAAACCCGTTCTAATGTCATACAAGGCAGGCAACGAGTTCAAAGTCTTTTTGATAGGTACTTTGCTGAATTTGGGGAGGCTTATACACCTTTATCCGGTGTATATAATGAACGGAGTGCCATATATGATGGACAAGTTGTGCAGATTCAGGCGGGGGATATTCAGGGAACTGTCCGGGAATACATTCCCCGACGCCTGGGGGATATGTCTGGGGGCACCCCTGGGAGAAATGTACGCCCCCCCCTTGACCGCCTCCAAGCCATCGGAGAGATTACAAGGGATTATGAAGAAGAAAATACAGATACAGTAGATTGTAATCTTGACTTGCCTGTACGAAAAGGGATTGAATATTGGGTAGTGAATGAATCTGAGTTGAGCCGCGTGAATCGAGATGCGGGTGTCTACCCGGTTATTCCGATTACGACAGATCCGCAGGGTAATAGATTATTACCAGACGATCCGGGTTATGAAGATGAAGAAAACATACGGGAATACGGACCGGGACTGCTTGAAGATGCGGATGCAGTGCCGATTCAAGAGCAGGTGATTAACGCTCCGGCAGGGAGTTTGATCTACAAAGCGCCTGGGCAGGATGAAATGGAGCAGTTCGTAACGGAAGTGTTTCAGATTACTACGAATGTAGAACTGACATCCATTGACCAAACTCTAACGGCACAGGCCAGTTCAATTTTTCAGCTTGAAACAACGGTTACGGAACAGGGTGGAGAGATACAAGCGAATGCTTCTGC